CGTGTTTCAAAAATTGTATCAAAGAACCATCATCGTTTGCAAATCTTTGCGTTCTTGATGGGTCATAAAATAATAATAGCCTTGTGTGTAATCTATGTGCAAGTGGTAACAAATCAGTTGGTACAAAGAATCTTGCAATGATTGATTTGCATAGGCAAATGCTAGATGTTCCATCATCAAAGATTTGTGATGTAAATATTTTTCTATCTTTGTTATTTACGCCGCCTGTAAATTTGTTGATGCAATAGCCGAACCCCTACGGAAATTACATTTTCGGCATACGGGTACAACTTCTAACGGTTTACTGTAATCACGATGGTCATAACATTGTGCTTGGCTACCACAATCAACGCATATTAGGGTTTTTACGGGTGCAAGCAAACCATTTTTAACGGCTTTGTTTACCGCGTTAATTGCCGCTAAACCGCCGGTTCTTTGTGCGGAATGTGTAGAACATGGCAAACAAGTTTTTGCCAAATGATGCCTACCTACAATTTCGACATTACAAAAACTGCAATTCATTTCCGTAATCCCTTTAAAAAAATTTTAGGATGCGCCAACTTAACGGATGCGGGTATTCCCCTATAAATCCAATTATGTACCCGTTGCGGCGATTGAAAGCCAAGCCGTTTGGATAGGATTGTTGCCCCGCCCAACTTAGCAATTAAGGCTTTATCTTCATCTATTTTTGTTTTGTTCATAGTTGCATCTTAACAACATTTTGTAAAAATTTAAACAAATTGTGAAAATATTTTAAACGGGTTGTTGAAAAGCCAAGTTTGCGATTAGAATCTAGCCATGTTCCAAACTTCTTGGAATCTTCTAGAAAGGTAAATCAAATGTCACAAATTTTCAAAGCAGATTGTTATTTATAGCAAGAACAATACAACCCCCGAATTCGCGCTACTGTACCGCCCGCTTGGGTTATTGAATTTGATTGCGCTTTGCCCAATACAAATGTGCCGCCGGTGTTCTTTGGCATTACGCGCAAAGAAGCAATCCAAAATGCAATTGATTGCTTAAAGTCTTTTGGTTTTACTGGACGCTTAATTCTTAACTAAACAATACGGGGGCTTAGTCCCCCATTGAAAGAAAAAACATGAAAAAAACTTACATCATTGAATTTAACAGAACGCATCAAGCCAACGATTGGTCACGCATTGAATTTACTTCGTTAACAAAAGCCCTTGGTTTTCTTTCGCTTATGGTGAAACAAGGTTGCCATTGCCAAATTTTTAAAGGATAAAACCATGATCCGTTTTAGCAAAGAAAACCTACTTAACGAATTGCAAAATCAAATTGCAAAGATGGAACAAATTTGGGGCTTTGTATCCGATAACGGTACAAACCAAATTAAAGATCAAACCGATTTTGATCGCGTTGTTGCTTACGGCGAATACCGCGCTTTAAATGATATTTACGAATCTTTACGCGATAACACTTTCTTGAACATCTAAGGATAAAACAATGAAACAAAAAATCATTACAACAATAATTGAATGTACTTTAGCCATCATCATCTTTGGCGGTTGGGGCGTTCTTTTAGCATGGCGGGGGTAAGCATGAATACAATGGGCAATTTACTTGATGAACATGAATCAAAACTTTTTCAAGAATTTAAATCAACAACAACCGAACAACTTGCAAAAGAAATATTAGAAAGAAAAATTAAACGGGAATATGAAGCGTTGCATACCGCAATTGAAACTGATGCGGATAGGGCTAACAAAGAAGAATACCCCGATGATGAAAGTGAATTATGAATACAAGATTTCTTAAACAAGTTCGCGCCATCTTTGCAACCTACGATGCGCCGCCGGATGTAATTCGTTCATATCAACGGCAATGGGTTCGTAGCGTTCGCCGCTTGGGGAACAATTGGTTAGTAGCAAAACATATTGAAAGGATAGAACAATGAAAAATATAGCAACCGCATTGGTAAAGGCGCAAAAGGCATTTACGCCCGCGCTTAAAACATCTACCAACCCGCATTTTAAATCGCGCTATGCAGATTTATCCGCTTGCGTAGAAGCGGTTATAGATGCGCTTAACGATAACGGTATTGCCCTTATCCAAAAGAACTACGATTGCGCTAACGGCGTAATGGTTGAAACAATGTTCTTGCATGAATCGGGCGAAATGCTTGAATGCGGAATTCTTCATGTACCGGCTAACAAACAAGATGCCCAAGGATACGGTAGCGCGTTGACCTATGCCCGCAGATATAGCCTTATGGCGGCTTGCGGCATAGCGCCGGAAGATGATGATGGCAATACCGCGGTACGCAAGCCAACTATTAACGAAAGCGCCCTTACAGATCATTTGGCGGCTATTGATGCATCAACCGATGAAGATGCTTTAAAAACCGCCTACAAAGCCGCCTATGCCGCTTGTAACGGCAATCCCGATTGGCAAAAGAAAGTTATTGCCGCCAAAGATAAAGTAAAGGCAAAACTATGATTGAAAAAGTTGAACAAGGTACGCCGGAATGGTTTGCCGCCCGCTTGGGCAATGTAACGGCATCCCGCGTTGCGGATGTAATTGCCAAAACCAAAAGCGGCTATTCGGCATCCCGCGATAACTACATGGCGCAATTAATCTGCGAACGCTTGGCAAATACCGTAGCGGAATCGTTTACCAATGCCGCTATGCAATGGGGTACAGAAACCGAACCGCTTGCCCGTGCCGCTTATGAATCTGTAGCGGATGTTTTGGTAGATGAAGTAGGGTATATGCCCCATCCAACAATTGAACGCGCCGGCGCATCGCCCGATGGCTTGGTAGGCTTGTTTGGATTGTTGGAGATCAAATGCCCAAATACGGCTACGCATATTGATACCCTAATTAGCGAACAAGTACCCGCAAAGTACATAACCCAAATGCAATGGCAAATGGCTTGTACCGGTAGGGTTTGGTGTGATTTCGTATCGTTTGATCCGCGCCTACCTAGCGGCTTGCAAATGTTTGTTAAGCGCGTTGAATTCGATGCGGAATATGTAGCAATGCTTAAAGAAGAAGTAATTAAGTTCTTAACGGAACTTGATGCCAAAATTAGTAAACTAAATGAAAGATTGAACCATGCAAACTAAGTTAGATTTAATTGCCGTAGTAGGCGAATATACGGATGCCCAAGGCAACAACAAAAAGCGTTTTGCCAAGGTAGGTACGCTTTGGGATAAGGGGCAAGGCATTAGCCTAAAGATTGATAATGTTCCGCTTAATTGGGATGGTTGGCTTAGTGCTAAAGCGCCGCTAGAACCTAAAGCCCCGCAACGCCAAGCCGCGCCTATGCCGGATGATGATATTCCGTTTTAATTAACAACGGGGGAACGCCATGCTAGTACCCCAACATATAAGATAAAACAATGAACTACAAACAAATTTTTAACAAGATGTTTCCGGAATTTCCCCGCGTTAGATCAAATGATCCGCTTACATCTTTTCAAGCCGCAGATTCAATTAAAGAATCTGTTTCGCAACATCATCAAGAAATCTTAGATTGCCTAATTAGGCATGGCGCGTTAGGAAAAGATGGTATTGCGGCGCGTACAAATCTTGATGGCAATCAAGTAGCGCGGCGCATGAATGAAATGCGCGTACTAGGGCTTGTAATGCTAACCGGCAATACGGTTAAATCAAATACGGGGCGTAATGAACGGGAATGGCAAGCGGCTATACCGTTAACTTAAAAACAATGCGCGTTCATCAATGCGGCGGGTTTGTAGCCCTCTAAGAACCTTGCCGCCCGCCATACAATATTTCAATAGTTCTTCCGCCGCGCCTTCTTTATCGCCGCGTAGTACCTTTTGCCGTAGCGTACTTTTCTGTAATGTTCCCAAGCCAACATTAAAAGAAAAAGATACCAAAGCATCAAACATACCTTGGGAAAGGGGTACGGGGCAAAAGCGTTCAACGCCGCGTTCAAACCTATCAAGATCGGTTCTAAGGATTGCATTTACTTCATCCATTGAAAAGATGCGTTCATCTTCGGGGCGCAACGGTAGCGTAGCGCGTTCATCGATTTTTAGTTTGCCATGTTCGGGATACATTACATGACCAACGCCAATCGTCCATAACTTCGCGGGGCATCGATAGGGGCGTTGCCTAACCCCTTCGTGATGCTGAATCATCTTTATGGCTTT